GCTTAGAGTTGACATTTTAGAGGTTTTAGTCAAACCACCACCAACAATTATATTAGCTTGTTTTAAAGTTTTGATTTTCATTTTGTTTTTATCCTTTTAATAGTTGTGCGCCATATAGACGCACTTAGAGTTGATTATAGGTTAAATGTTGCAACCAAAAAGAATACAACGAATAACAAGATCATTATTAAAATAATGACTTGAGCGTGTGATTATTTTGATTTTTTTTAGTGATAAACCACCAATTATACTGTTTAGCACTTCGGTACAAAGTTATATAACCTAAATCAATCTTAAAAAATTCTCTATTACGTGATTGCAAGCCTTTTGGCCTTGTTAGTCTATAACCGTTGTTAACGGTTGAACGTATGCCTATAATATAATCTCTACCTAAGAATCTAAAAGACTTTCTACCATTCTTAAGATTAATTTTAGTTGATAATTTTTTCGCTATTCTATAGTTTAAGTTAGTCATAATAATGTGCCTCTTAGTTGGTTAATGAATCAATAGTATTTTGAATATCGAACTGAATATCCTCTAGATTGTACCTAGTCTCAAAATCTAAATCTAAATCTGATATTTTATCCAGTGATTCGGTTATATGTTGAAACGCAAGTTCTAAATGTTTTAACGCTTGACGTTGTATCCTATCGTGCTGTTTGTCATAATGTTGGATTGTCATTTTGTTTTTATCCTTTTTTATAGTTTGCAATATTGCATTAACAATAATACATAAAAATAATTTAATGTCAACACTAAAAACTAAAATTAATCTTAATACATTTACTGCGTGTCTAAAATTGCTAATCATTCCAAATCTTCGATTTTAGAGACTTTTATTGCTTAGGCCGCATAAGGTATTAATGACTATCTAAAAGTTAGAATTAGATAGTACCTTGCGTGTCGCATTAATGATACATAAGTTACCACTAATGATACAATATGTCTACTAATGATACACCTTGTTGTGATCCTGCAGCTGTTGTGTCTGTTGTGCAGCTTGTGTTGTATTTAGGTCACAAATGTTGTGCTAGAGTGACACTCACGCACACTTTTGTCTCTTTTTTTCCACTTTTGTGTCTTTTTCACTACTTTTGTGGTACTAAAGTTACACACGGGAGGGACCCAGAAGTGTTCACTGAAATTTAAATTTAGGCTCTAATGCAGAATGAGGAGAATTTGAGATTACAGGAGAAATAAACCTGAAAATATCGGAGGAGGAAATTAGAGAACTTAAGTTATTTATTAGAACTGTTGATAAGTCGCTAGACGCTCCATAACTCTGTGGATAACTCTGTGGATAACTTTAGGAGACACGGAAAAGTTAGAACTAGGAGGGACCTTAAGAATCTAGAGAGAACTATTATTCCGTTAGGAAGAATATTTATTTCACTCTAGCTATTGACTTTTGGTTAAAAGTATGGTATAATATATACATAAGGTTGAATATTTAAAACACTCTAAAGATTCACCTAAAAGGCTTCACTTAGAAATAACCTTTAATACATCTTCTTCGTTCTTAGTAGGAATCTTCAACAGAATCTTACTAAGAATCAAGAAGAAGAATCATCTAGGTTTTTATTTAAGTGAGTCTTAAGTATCACTTAAGTAGAGAGGTCTAATAAGATGGCAATGAAGCCTGGAGATAAACGAAGATTAAACAAAGGGAACCCTAAATTAAAGAAGGGAGTAGTCTTAAACCCTAAGGGTAGACCTAAAGGTAGTGTCAATAAATATACTGCCTTAAGTAGAGAGTTAATGTCTACTAAAGGACCAGAGATTGTAGAGAAGGTCATAGAGATGGCTTTAGAAGGTGACCGTACTTGTCTTAAGATGTGTATGGATAGAATCTTACCTACAACTAAGGCAGTAGAATTAAGGTCTTCGGAAAAGTCTGGAAACATTACTATTAACGTAGGTGGTCTAGAGGCTAAAGTTATTGAAGCTGAAGAGAAGAAACCGTTAGAGTATGAAGAAGGTGTCATTATAGATGATGCTAAGATTGAGTCTAAGGTGGTAGAAATTGGCGGAGCTTGATGTCAAACTACATCCAGCACAGTTAGAGATATTTAACTCTAAGGCTAGATTTAAAGTTGTAAGTGCTGGAAGAAGATTTGGTAAAAGTAGACTAGCTGCTTGGATTCTAATCATTAAGGCATTACAGTCTGAAGAGAAGGATGTCTTTTATATAGGTCCTACCTTCCAACAGGCTAAAGATATTATGTGGAATATGCTCAAAGAGCTACTTCAGGGGACTGACTTAATAGAGCAGACCCACGAGAATACAGCCACTATGACTCTTACTAATGGTAGGAGGATTAGTCTAAAAGGTTCAGATAGACCTGATACCTTACGTGGTGTAGGTCTAGCTTATGTAGTACTAGATGAGTATGCTAGTATGAGAGTTGAAGTGTGGGAACAGATTATCAGACCTACACTAGCTGATGTTAAAGGTGGTGCATTATTTATTGGTACACCTGCAGGTAAGAATCACTTCTATGATTTATTTATGGAAGCAGAGAAGGACCCAGATTGGGATACTTTTCAGTTCAACTCTACAGATAATCCTCTGATTGACCCTAAAGAGGTAGAAGTAGCTAGAAGGACTATGTCTACACAAGCATTTAGACAGGAGTTCGAGGCTAGTTTTGTTTCTTTTACAGGAGGTATATTTAAGAGTGATTGGATTAAAACAGATGAGGAAGAACCTAAAGAAGGTAATTATGTTATGGCAGTGGACCCTGCAGGTTTTGAGAATGTTGAGAAGGAAAGAGGTATTAAAGGGTCTAAGTTGGATGAAACAGCAATTGCTATCGTTAAAGTCGATGGTGACCATTGGTGGGTCAAATCTATACTTCACGGTCGTTGGTCCATTAAAGAGACCGCTAAGAAGATTTTACAGTCGGCTATTGAAAATGAAGTCACGACTGTAGGTATTGAAGCAGGAGCATTAAAGAATGCTATCCTCCCTTATCTAGAAGATGAGATGAGGATTAACGGTAGGTGGGTTCCTATTACAGATGTAACTCACGGTGGTAAGAAGAAGGCAGATAGAATTACTTGGGCTCTACAAGGTAGATTAGAACACGGGAAGATTACATTTAATCCTGACCCTAGCTACATTAAAGACCTAGAGACACAGTTAATTGAGTTTCCTACTAAAGGTACTCACGATGATATTATAGATGCTCTGGCTTATATAGACCAGGTGAGTGTGGCAGACTTTATGCACACTATTGAATTAGAAGAGGATTGGGAACCATATGATGATGTATCAGGATATTGATTTATGAATTACAATAATGAGAATGATTATCAAGCACTAGCAGGATGGTTAACATCTAGATTAGAACAATGGCGTAACCATAGAGATAATAACTATCTATCTAAGTGGGATGAATATTACCGTCTATGGAGAGGTATTTGGTCTGTTGAAGACCAGAGCAGAGCATCAGAGAAATCTAGGCTTATATCCCCTGCATTACAACAAGCAGTAGAATCATCAGTAGCTGAAATAGAAGAAGCTACGTTTGGTAGAGGTAAGTGGTTTGATATTAAAGATGACTACTTAGATAAGAATAAACAAGAGGCGGAAGTAATCCGTAACTTATTACAAGAAGATTTAGAAGGTGCTGGTGTCAAAGATGCCTTATGTGAAGTATTTCTTAATGGTGCTGTCTATGGTACTGGTATTGGAAAGATTATCACAGAAGAGAAGGTAGTTAAGAAACCAGCTGAAGTACCAGTAGAAGGTACACTAACTACAGTACGTCAGTTAGGAGAAGAGACAGAAGTAGATGTAAGAGTTGAAGCTATCTCACCTAAAGAGTTCTTAATCGACCCTAGTGCTGAATCTATTGATGAAGCCTTAGGTGTAGCACACGAGGTATATAAGCCACGTTATATTCTATCTGAAGGGATGGATAAGGGTGTCTATAGAAAGGTTGATATTGAGGCAGATACGGACGTAATACAGGTAGGTTTTGACCCTGAGTATACTAATAGAGATGCTAGTGACCAAATTAAAATCACTGAATATTGGGGTAAAGTACCTAAGAAATTCTTAAATAAGAAGAAATCAGAAGATGATTTCGAATATGATTCAGATGAATTAGTAGAAGCTGTAGTAACTATTGCTAATGACCAATATGTTCTACGTGCTGAAGAAAATCCATTTATGATGGAGGATAGACCTTTCATCTCATACCAACACGACCTAGTACCTTCTAAGTTCTGGGGACGTGGTATCTGTGAGAAAGGATATAATCCACAGAAAGCATTAGATGCAGAGATGCGTGCGAGAATCGACAACTTAGCTCTTACTACTACACCTATGATGGCAGCAGATGCCACTAGGTTACCTAGAGGTTTGAAGCTAGAGGTTCGACCTGGTAAGACTATCCTTACGAACGGTGACCCTAGACAGGCTATTATGCCTCTAACACTAGGTTCCCCTAATCCTAATAATGATGCACAGGTAGCTCTCCTACAAAATATGATTCAGATGGGTACAGGCTCTTCTGATTCTACAGCAGCTCCTGATAGAGCTACTAGTTCTGGAATGTCTATGATGCAATCTGCATCTATCAAGAGACAGAAGCGTACTCTTATGAACTTTCAGAATACCTTCTTAATCCCTATGATTAATAAGACTATGTGGAGGAAGATTCAATTTGATGTAGATAGATACCCAGTATCAGACTATAAATTTGTACCTTACTCTACTATGGGTATTATGGCTAAAGAACTAGAGATGCAACAGATGGTATCTATGTTACAGTCAGTACCTAAAGACTCACCAGCATTTAGTATCTTGATGCTAGCAGTATTCCAAAACTCTAGTATTCATAATAGAGACCAGATCGTTAACTCACTTATGCAGAGTATGCAACCTAATCCTCAGCAACAACAGATTCAACAGATGCAGATGGAATTACAGTTCAAACAACAGGAAGCAGATATTCAGAAGACTCTAGCTGAAGCACAAGAAGAGCAAACTAAAGCTCAGCTTAATGCAGCCACAGCAGGAACTAAACAACCTAATGATCTGGATATGCAAGAACGTCTAGTTAAACTACAGAAAGAATTAGCTAACATAGATAAAGTTAAGGCAGATACACAGAGCACTCAAACAGACACATATAGAACAATTCCAGAGATGGAACACTTAAAGTCGGAGACAATGCTAAACTATGCAAATGCAAGAAGAACGCCAAACTAACGAGCAATTCTATAAAGATAGATTAGCTCTAATAGAACAAGACGGATGGAGAGCTTTAGTTGAAGAACTAAAAGAACTTAAAACCATCTATAACAAATTGGATTCTATTGAATCTGAGAGAGACCTTTGGTTCGCTAAGGGTCAGTTGTCAATTCTAAGACAGATGATTGCCTTGGAAGAAGCAACTAAACTAGCGGCAGAAGAACTAGATTATATTTAGCTCTGCCATTTATCAACCTTCATAACCCCTCAAGGGGCGGAGACTTTTATATGAGTAATATAGTAGTGGACGATAGTCCTACAGCAACAGAAGCACCAGTAACAGAACCAACAACAAACGACACAACAGCAGTACCCACAGAAACTCTAGTAGCTGAAGAAGCTACAACAGAGGAGTATGCAGTACCTGATAAGTTTGCTGGTAAGAGTACAGAAGAGATTATCAATAGTTATCAGAACCTCGAAAAAGAAATGGGTCGTAAGGCTCAGGAAGTTGGAGAGTTAAGAAAGTTATCAGATAGTTTCTTACAAGCTGAAGTTGCTAGACAACATAATCCACAGGTGGAGGCACCTACTAACCCTGAAACTGAGGAGACAGATTTCTTCGATGACCCCAACCAAGCGGTAAATCAAGCGATAGAGAATCATCCTAAGTTCAAAGAGTTCCAACAGTTCCAAGCACAGCAAGTACAACAAGCTGCTAAGGCACAGTTAGAACAAACCCACCCAGACTTTGGTGACGTAGTAAAAGATACTAAGTTCCAGAACTGGGTAAAGGAGTCACCGATTCGTATGCAGATGTTTCAAGCAGGAGATGCTTATAACTTCGATGCAGCTAATGAGTTAATCTCTAATTGGAAAGACCGTTCTATGGTCGCTAAGACACAAGAGGTAAATCAACAGCAAGTCGAACAGAGGGAACAAGCACTTAAGACAGCTACTACAGAATCAAGGTCAGCTTCGGGTTCTACAGGCGGAGGTAAGTCGTTCAGAAGAGCAGACCTAATCCGTATGAAAATGGAAGACCCTTCTAAATATGAATCTCTACAAGATGAGATTTATGCTGCTTATGCAGATGGGAGGGTTACATAACTATATGCTATTAATATAACAAAGGAGAAAATAAATGGCTAATATGACTAATGGTGCGTATAACGCATCCACTAACCCAGGTGCAGTAGGTGCATTCATCCCAGAGATTTGGTCGGATGAGGTAATTGCTACATATAAATCTAACCTAGTTGCTGCTAACTTAGTACGTAACATTAACCACCAAGGTAAGAAAGGTGATTCAATTCACATTCCTACTCCAGGTCGTAGCTCAGCTAACGCTAAAGTAATCAATACTGACGTAACTGCTAACACAGATAACGCTGGTACTGAGACTGTAACAATCGACCAGCACTATGAATATTCAATGTATATTGAAGATTTCGCTGAGTTACAAGCTCTTAATTCTATGCGTAAGTTCTACACTGACGATGCTGGTTTCGCTCTAGCTAAGAATGTTGATTCTAAAATCATCACAGACTTAGATGGTGCTTCTGCTCTAACAGGCGGTAACTCAGTTCTTACTGGTGTAACTAACTGGGATACTTCTATCCTAGCAGCTATCGAAGTATTGAATGATGGTGATGTTCCAGTAGATGGTCGTTCACTAATCGTTACTCCATCTTGTATGACTGCTCTAATGTCAACTGACAGATTCACTGAGCAACAGTTCATCGGTGATGGTAATGCGATTAAGACTGGTAAGATTGGTTCTATCTATGGTGTTCCTGTATATATGTCTACACAAGTAGGCACAGGTGCTACAGAGAAAGCTTTCTTATTCCAGAAGGATGCGCACGTACTAGCGACTCAACAGTCAGTTCGTACACAGACTCAGTACAAGCAAGAGAAACTTGCTGACCTATTTACTGCAGATACTATCTACGGTTCTAAGGTTGTTCGTCCTGGTTCAATCCAAGAATTAACTTCGTAGTAAGTTGATTTAACTCTAGCCCTTCTTCGGAGGGGCTTTTATTAAATTAACTTGGAGGTGGAGATATGAAGTTAAGTAGAAAGAAGAGATTAGCACTAGCAGTACAAGCTATGCGTAGACGTTTAAGAAGCACACCATAGGATACAAGATATGAGTATTGATAGAGGACACGGCATTGCAACATCATCGGTCTTAGCAGACAGTTATGATTTAGATGCCTTAATTGCAGACACAGAAGCAGCTAAAGTAGCAGCTGAAGCGGCTCAAGCAGCTGCAGAAACAGCAGAGACTAACGCTGAGACTGCAGAGACTAATGCTGAAACTGCAGAGACTAATGCAGCAGCAAGTGCTAGTGCAGCAGCTACATCGGAATCAAACATAGCAGGTAGTGAATCGGCTTGTGCAGCTAGTGAGACTGCAGCAGCGGCTAGCGAAACAGCAGCGGCAGCTAGTGAGACTGCAGCAGCAGCTAGTGAAACAGCGGCAGCAGCATCAGAGACAGCAGCAGGAACTTCAGAAACTAATGCTGCAACTAGTGAGACTAACGCTGCAACATCAGCTACCTCAGCATCTACAAGTGCTACATCAGCATCTTCTA